TAGTCATAGCAGTAACATAAAAGATGCCCCACTTCTTACTGAACACGCACTTAATTACCTCGACCTGTAGATTGACCCTTTCGCCAATCTTACCCACGTAACCACCTTGTGCGAAACGTGTGCGACGATCAGCCTCATCACGCTTCTTTGCCTTCAAGTAATTATTGGGTATGCTACACAACAAAGCAACATTATAGCCCTCGGGAGTAAATTCTTCCTCGAGGATCTTCATGGTGTTGCGATCAAACTCACTCAAGTAGGTACCACTCAACAACTTGAAGGTATAGCCCTTGAAATATTCCTTGATCTCCTCAGCCAACAATCTATCAGCATCGGTCACAAAACTTTCATCTTCAAGAAACTGATAGACCAACTCACGATTGGTCTGACGAGGATTAGCATCACCCAACTGTAGTGGCACCTTGATATATGTACCATTGATACGATGAGCAGCACATGCCGCAGCAACTACATCAAGTGTGGGCCAAATGCGAGTGACTTTCTTGGCGCGAGCCATTATTAGATACCTGCCCAACGAACAGGGTTTAAATAAGTTTGTGTGAGTATGTTGCCTCGCACAAAATTCTTAGCAGGTTGTGCCCAACTTGCAGCCTTGAGTACGTCACCAACCTTCCACTGATCGTGGGCCTTGCGACACACAAAACTATGAACGCCAGTACCAACAACAACCTTGTAGAACTTGCTACCGGTCTTGATAGTCACGTTGAGTCGATCAGAAGGAAACTCAAGATTCTTGTTCCACTGATTGTAATCAGCATTAATCGCGTCCATGTACTCAGTCAGAGCCATGTCCATATCGTGTTCGCTATACATATCAATCTCCGTTAATCAACTATAGATATATTATGCGCCCAAACTGATCCAAAGTCAAGCCTTTTTTTGTGAAAAATAAACCTATATAAATCAATAACTTACGTTACCTTCGGAACCACTGCCGTACTAGGCCCTCTGCTGGTTTATTACGTATGCTCGACATGACGTTCGGATAAATCATGTAAGGAGTTAGGTTATCGGTGATAAGCATATCGCTTACTCCTGCAAAGACCTTAGGACCAAGATTGGCCTGGTTAAGAGCCTGAAATGCTGCTTCGTGATAGATGGCTTGTAGCGCAAAATCTGTCTTCCACTTATCGACTTCACAATTAGTTTTGTCAGCAGGACAAATCTCATCAATGTGTGTAGTATTGTCACCTACATATGTTCCTCTTCTTGAGGATGCGCCAGTAGAAATAAAGATATACTTTCCGCTACTAGCATAATTTTCGCTGAGTTTTTTGACTGAATTTAACATAATAGATTTCATTTGTTCTACTGTCAAATTATCTTCCTGTTGTTGGGTCATAGGAGGGATATGAAATCCTGTAAAGATTACGTCGATCCGGTTATAAACAACAGGAGTTTCTTTTAACCAAGATTCATCCATAAAGAATACAAGACCAGAATAGGATTTAATGTCATTAACCATCAAACTATATTGTTCGCGCATATGTTGAATTCGATCATTTTCACCTTTGTGATCAACTGCCGCTCTTATGCAGCCCACACAACTTAGTTCGATAGCATCTACTTTTAGGCTTTCAAAAAATTCAACACGCTTTTTAAAATATTCCCTAAAAGCAATGAAAAACTTTTTCTGATTTTCGAAGGTATTGTCGGGTTGAAGGGCAGCACCGGTGTGGTTATCAGGCATCAATCCTTGAATTTGATTCCAAGTAAAAACCTTCAAACCCAGCTTTTTTGCTTCACGAACAGCAAAACTGAATTCTTCATCATTCAATCTTGCTGCACCGTTGCTGGATTGTTCAGTGCTTTGAATATACCACGTGCCATCACTACGTTGTCCCACCCATTGCCACTGTGGTAAAGCCACCCAATCTGCACCAAGACTTTTAATACGCTGTAATGTCTCAAGCAATTCTTTTTTGAGATCACCGGTGCAGCCTGGGATCTCTGCGGGATTATTTGAGCCCATTGCGTCTTTGATATAAATTAACCGTTGAATATTAGGTTTTAATTTATCGCCACTGTATAGTGGTAGATGCCTATTACCTAGATATGCTTTAGGATATGTTACCCGCTTAGGATCAAGATTACATTTATCCTGTTCAAGGTCAGTTGAATCTTTGGTAGATGCTAGATAACTATCATAATAGACAACATTATTAACATCGGTGTCAAGACTATTGGTGTTAGCAGGATTTACACTAATCGTGATGGTCTCAGAGACAGATTTATTTGATCCTGAACAAGAAAGTTTAAATTGCCTATCACCTGCACTTAGATAGGTAAAATTCTGTGATCCTTTGATGGATACGTTACTATCATTTAGGGTGCAGCTATTGGCATTGGCCGAGGTCCAACTCAATGTGATCGGTTCGTTGATCAGTGCTTTTGTTCTAGATGCAGTAAATGTGATAGTTGGATCACTAACGACAACTGTAGGATTAGGGCTAGGACTATCATCACCGCCCCCTCCGCACCCAGTAAGTACTAGAGCAGATATAAGATACGCAACCTTACGCATAGTCAATATCCAATGTTACAATAGATAAGACTATTATAAAGTATCGTTAGGTAAAGGTCAAGACCCTCTGCCTGTTTTTCGGGTAACTGCAGGACCGCCGAAACCCTTGCTGTTGACCTTACCTTTTGTACCATCTTTAGGATTAAAATTTCCCTTATGACTCTGTTGCTGTGCCTTTTTCCTTGCAAGGATATCGGCTATAATATTTTTCTTTTCCTCGGACATATCATACACCTATATTTTCTATAAACTCATTTAAAGATCCATATAAAGATATCAGCATAGCTATTTTACTATCATATATTCTTATATATGCGCTTTTAGCCTGCGCTGTCTTTAATCCTATATAAAATGGGCATTTTATCTTTTTGCCCAAAAGTAAGGTATATTCTTTAGCATTAACATTTTTTTTACTTAGGGACTTGATATCAAACGGAAAATCATAAAAACTTATCTCTGCTTCGGCAAAGGCATTTTTTCCTTCTTCAGTCAGACGTAAGTTATCCCCCTGTCTGCCTGTTTGAAACCAGCGAAAAAGTAAAAACTGTATATCTAGATTTTTATAAGCACTATAATTAGGTAATGCTTCTTTTACGACTTCTGTGATCTTAACCTTTTTACTCATCAGGATAAACTTGACGCCCTGAATTCATAAAATGAACGGAAAATTTATCTGTCTTAAAAAGATTATTTAATTTCCTACAGAGATTTCTTGCATGTCCGGGGTTACTAAAACTTGTTTTCTTGTATTTGGGTGCGGCTTCATTAGCTAGATAGTGCTGGCTTTTTAAATTTATCGGTTGCCCTTCATAGAACACAGCCCATATTCCGCTAGCCTCTACAATCTGATCGCATTTATATGTTGTTTTATCAACATGCTCAAGTATTACTTTAGGTTGCGTCCTGCTCATTTGAAACTCCCACCTTTAACAGTCACTGAAATTACTTCTTCATTTTTATCTTCTTTTTGTAGAACATAAAAATCTGCAAGCAATTTTACTATGTCATCTTTGAGGCCCCTTGCTTCATCTATGGGAAGCAGCACATCCTTAGTTTTACGACTTTCAGCGTATGTAACCTTTTCTATAAATCTCTTAAGATGAACCATCTATATTATTTATACGACTATTTGCCTCGGATTCTGTTTTGAAGGGGCCTTGGTAGTCATAACGCTGGATAAAGATGTATTTAGGGCAAAAGACTACCTCATTGTTACCATTTTGATTCAAAACAAACCATCCTGCTGCATGATAACTCTTACTTTTTTTGGTTTTAGTGAATAAGTGTAGTTTCTTTTTAATATCGAACATGCTGTTATAGATTTTAGATGCAGTAGGATATTCTGGATATGGCATCTCTGCTTTTGTCTTATTAGATTTTAATGGTTGGAATCTAATTTTAGTTTTTTTCTTGATGTCTAAAGTGTTATTAAACTGCAACACGTTACCATTAATTAATACTTCATATCCTGCATTATTAGCCTGCACATTACCAACTTTCTTTTCACCGTCAGTCACGACCCAATACTGATCTTTGACTATAGGTTTTGCTATAAGTTCTGTCATAATCACCTCGTTATTTTTTAAGTACTCCCCACATTAGCTCTTTAGTAGGAACATATGCTATAGGAGATATCCAACCTTTCATCTGACAAGTTTGTACTATACGTTTATAGTTTTCCGGGCATTCTTCATTAATTTGTATAGCGGCTCTGGGCCACTGAATAAAATTCGCGCCAAACTTAAAATATTCGTCACCGGGCAACAGAGCCTTTACTTCTTCCTCACTCACGACAATTGGCATAACTCACCTTTATATGGATTGTTCAACCACTTAGCGTAACTATCAGCCTGCTCACTAACCTTGTTGAGTTCGTACTTACCGCAGAACTTCATAAAATGCACACCTACTTGTGGTGTCACATTTCTACGCACACCTGTAGCGATACTAACATCAACTATATCCTTTATTTCGTCAGGCTGTGCAGTCAAGTCAATCAATAACTTGTTACGCTCATATAAATCTTTGACACGATATTCAACACCATCAGGATCGACCCAACGTTGCAACATCATGTTGTTCCAGTTAAAGCCTTGCTTAGTTCTATCGCTATATGCTTCGATGAGACCAACTTTATTCTTAGAGCCTTTGGTGCGCACACCAGGATATGCACTAAACACGTTGTCTCCACTATCACCACGCATGATCTTCTCAAACAAGTGAAACTGTGGGTCACCGAGCAATTTATGTTCTTTAGTCTTCTTGTCTTTGACAGGTCTACCCTTGTCATCAAAATAACCATCAAGCGTGATTAATTGATTGCTAATACCATTATACTGTTTGACATTACTAGCAATCAACTGAACATAATCAGTATCGCTGCTGATGATATAATGTTCATCGTTGGGATGCAGGTGTATGAA